AGGAAATAACATGGCAGATACCACCTATAGCTTAGCCATTGACACCAGTGGAGCTGAAAATAGTTTAAGAAGTCTACAAAATACATTAGGTGGTATAGGTGCTGCTATTGCTGCTGCATTTAGTTTTAATCAACTGACCACAGTGGCTGGCAGTTTTGAAGACTTAAGAATAAGTCTAGAAATTCTTTATAAAAGTGCTGAACGTGGTAATCAGGTATTTGCTGACATTAAGAAGTTGGCCAGTGAAACTGTGTTCAGTGTAAATGATCTCACTGAAACAGTGATTAAATTAAAAGCAAGTGGTATTGAACCTACTGTTGAACTATTAAAGTTTTTTGGTGATGTCAGTAGTGTTGCAGCAGATAAAGTTGGTGCATTACAGGCCATAACTGACCTATATGCTAGAACCACAGCAGGTGGATTGGGCTTAGAAGACCTTAATAGACTGGCAGACAGAGGCATTCCAGTATTCACTATCTTACAAGAAAAACTGGGCCTAACTAGATTAGAACTTACTCAATTAGGACAGACCAGTGAAGGTGCTAGATTAATTCTAGATGCACTGGAAGTTGGACTTAATGAACAATTTGGTGGCGGCAGTGACAAGAGATTGGGCACTATCAGTCAAAGCGTTAGTAATCTCAAAGATCAATTTAATAACCTAATTGATACTGTAGGTAGATTATTTCTCAACAAACCATTTACTGAATTAACAAAAAGTTTAGGCGAAGTTCTTAATAACCTAAAACCCCTAATTGCCCTAATTGCCATGGCTTTAGGTGGGGCTATGCAAATACTTGCTGCAAATACCACAGCTGTCACCTTGGCATTTGGTGCATTTTTTGCCGTAGTAACTGTAAGTGCTATTGTTAGAATAGGTCAGGCATTAATAGCCTTGGCCGGATCAATGACATTGTTAGGAGCCACTCCATTAGGTAGAGTTCTTAGTATTATTGCTCTAGCTCTTACAGCCGTTGCTGGCAGTACTGTTGCTGCCAAACTTAGTACAGGTGATCTTGGTGAATCATTCAAAAAACTTAATGAAGAACTGAATAGATTAGAAAAAGGTGATGGTGCTCAAGGATTAGCCAAAGGCAAATTAGCTGATGGCACTAGAAATTTCAAAGCAGAAGCAGAAGGCCTTAACACAGCATTGGCCAAGATTAGGGCTGAATTAGATAACATTGGCACAGCCTATGTTAGACAAAATGCAGAAGTAATCAAGAGATTACAATTAGAATTAGAATTAGTTGGTAATAGTGAAAAGGCCAAAACAGTTCGTCAGGCACTAGCACAAGAAGAATCAAGATACCTCCAACAGATTAATACCTTACAGGATCAATACAAGGTCAAGAGCACCAGTAAGAATCAAGAAGACATCAAGGCCTTGCCATTGATAAAAGAGCAAATGGCTAGGATCACTAAAGAATACAATAGTCACATTGCCAATGTAGAAGAACTTAATAAGAAATTATATGACCGCAATGAATTAGAAAAGCAAAGATTGGCTCTTGTCTCATTCAGTCAACAGGTAGAATCAACAACTGGTCAGAAGATTAGAGACTTGCAAAATGAAGCGGCCACTACCTTATTGCCCGCAATCAACAAGCAATATTATGACATAGCAGCAGCAGCCACACAACAGGCTCGTGGTGCCATAGAAGCAGAAAATAATAGACGCAGATTGATTGGTGTCACTGCTATGAGCACAGCAGAAGAAGCCAAGTATTATGATGTAGCTCTAAAGAATATTGGTCCATTGATTGAAGCACAACGCCAATTAAATGCTGTACGAGATCAACAACAATTAATTCAATTCCAACGCAAGTCAGAAGTTGATTTAGAAAAGCAATTACTGGATATTCGTCAAAGTCAGATATCATTAAATTTAGGTTCACTGGCTCGAACCTATTTGACCATTGATCGAGCAGCTAGAGATGCAGCCGAAAGTGAATTACAGGCCTATGCACAGCGTCAGAATATATCAAGATTACAAATTGATCCAGCAGTAGTCAAACAATATTATGATGCAGCCAGCAAAGGCAGCTTACAACTCAAAGCAGCACAAACTGGCCTATATGAACAGAGTAGACAGTTTCAAACAGGTTGGACTCAGGCCATAACATCATATGTGGAAGATGCCACCAATGGGGCCAAAACTGCACAAAATGTATTCAATAAGGCATTCCAAGGTATGGAAGACCTAATAGTTACATTTGCTAAAACAGGTAAATTCCAATGGAAAAACTTTGTTCAAAGTCTATCAGATGAACTATTACGCAGTAATGTTCGTCAATTATTGGCCTCAGTATTTGGTAGTGCAGAATCAGGTATGGGTGCTTTAGGTCAGTTATTAGGTGGACTCAGTGGTGTATTGGGTCTAGGTGGCAAATCAGTGGGTTCTAGTGCCACAAATCCCATATACGCATTTATGGTCAATGGCACTAATGGTGTCACTGGTGCTGCTGGTGCTGTGGGTGATACAGCCAAACAGGCAGGCAATACCATAATGGATGCCTTGGGCAATGTGGTAAGTGGTATAGGGTCAACATTGAGCAATGTGGTCAGTGGCATAGGTGATGCCATTGGCAGCGTATTTGGTGGAGGAGGTGGTGGTGGCATAATAAGCACTATTGCCAGTTTCCTTGGATTTGCTGATGGTGGCATAATTCCCAACAATAGGCCAGTGATTGTAGGTGAGCGTGGTCCAGAGATATTGGCAGGTGCCAGTGGCATGCGAGTCATGAGTAATCAAGATGCATTTGGTGGCAGTGTGGTAACTTACAATATCAATGCAGTGGATGCTGTGAGTTTTCGTCAACTCGTAAGCAGAGATCCTAGTTTTATACATGCCGTGGCACAACAAGGCGCTAAGAGCGTGTCAAGGAGATATTAATGAGCTTTCAATGGGTATTCGACACAGCAGAAACATTGAGCATAGATAGACGTAAAACTACCAGCCTAACCACCAGTAGAGATGGTACTGTTAGAACTGTGAGCAGAGGCACACCACCTAAGATATTCATTGTTAAATTACCAGATGGTTTACCTTGGGATGTTAATAAGTCATATATTGAAGCCATAGAAGCGTTGGATCGTATTAGCACAGCCAGCATTGAAATCAAATATGCCAAGTTTCCTTGGTTTTATAACAATGTGGCTCCTAGTTCAAACTTAACTTATACTGTGCGTTGTGTAGAATTACCCACTTGGACCATATTTGCTCGTAATCAGGTCAGTTGGAGTGGAGCCTTTACTTTTACTGAGGTCTTATAATGGCCTTAGATTTAAAAACTTATAAGAGCATACAGAGTAATTTGTTTATAGAAATTACCTTGACCAGTGGTGTATTAAGAATCAGTGATAGATTAACCAGCACAGACATTGAAGGTAATTCATTTGTGGCTGCTGGTAATTTTTTAGGTGTGACCAACACAGTCAGTGATATTTCAAATCCCAGTAATGAAATAACCATTACCTTGGCAGGCATACCCAACAGTGCTCTTACTGATATACTAAACTTACGCTTAAAAGGCAGCAAAGTTCGTATGTGGCGTGCATTTTTTGATCCTGAAACAGATACTTTATTGGCCATGTCAGGTAATCCCAGTGGTAGATTCACAGGCTTTGTGGCAAATTATGCTATCAATGAAGAATATGACATAAATGGTAGAACTGCTACCAATACCATTACTCTTATTTGTACTACCATTGTAAGCATATTGGCCAATACCACCAAAGGACGTAGAACTAATCCTGTGGATCAGAAAAAGTTTTATAGCACAGACGTCAGTATGGATCGTGTGCCAAATTTAGTTGGTGCATATTTTGACTTTGGGAAGAAATCATAATGGGTTGGCTTGATTCGTTATTAGACATAGGTGCCACAGCCATAGGTTGGTTTACTGGTGGCACATTGGGTGCTCAATTGGCTAGAACTGTGGTCACTAGTGTGGCATTGAATCAGGTCAGTAAAAGCATAGCCAAAGAACAAAAAACAGATGTGCAAAAGACTGAAGATAAAGGTGTTAGACTACAGACCAATCCAGATCCCAATACCAAAATACCTGTGGTATATGGTCGAGCCTGTTTGGGTGGCACAGTCACAGATGCACAAATGACCAATAGCAATCAGACCATGTGGTATTGTATAACCATATGTGAAGTCACTGGTAATCTCAATCTAGGTCAGGGAGCAGCCAGTTCAATTACATTTAAGGATGTGTATAGAGACAAACAAAAACTGATTTTTAACAGTGATGGCGTTACTGTGGCCAAGGCTGTGGATTCAGATGGTGTAGAAAACACAGATGTTGCTGGACTCATAAAGGTCTATACATTTAGAAATGGCTCATTGAGTGGTCCCAGTCCTGCAGCCGCAGCCACTCTAATGCCAGCGTGGACAGCTAATCACACTATGACTAATTTGTGTTTTGCCTTGATTAGAATTGATTACAACAGAGAAAAAAATGTCACAGGCCTAGGTGATATTAAATTTGTCATAGAAAATTCAATGACCAAGCCAGGTGATTGTTTATATGACTATATGACCAATACCAGATATGGTGCAGGCATTGCCAGTTCGGAGATCTATGTCTAATGAATAGTTTACAGGAGCTTAATGATTTTGGTATTCAAACCGTAGAAGTAGATGACCTCAGACCTGCCACTGTGATATTTGATGTGGACACTAGATATGTTAATTTAGACATAGTCACAACTTATACCAGTAGAATAGTAAATTTTAACAGTTCAATCAATGTAGAAGAAATACGCAATTATGCCACTGCCAATTTAGTCTTTAGTGTAGAAATAGTTTATACTGGGTCTAGTGGTGGCACCATAGATTTTGGCACATTGCCCACAGGAATCACATTAAGTCAGGTAGGATCAGTTTATACCTTAACTGGGTTTAAGACCAGTGTGGAATGGTTAGACATTGAGCCATTTATATGGACCATGCCCACAGATTACACCAGTAGAAGATTAATGTTCTTAAAATTAAAATTTACATATTTTGATGAGGCAGCCAATGCAAATCAAATTGTAGATTGGTTTTACTATGATGAAGATTATTTCTATGTGGCTAGTCTGACCAGTGCATTTATATTACCTAATGTGGAATACACTAGAATATTCCCATTAAGTGTCACAATGACAGGTGCATTTAGTCCTACATTTGAAATTAGAAGACTGGTAAGTTTTGATGTGGCAATGACTTCCTTGGCTAGTTTAAATGCCACAAGTATTGTAGGTGTAACAGTCAGTGTCACAGGCACATTAACAGCTTTGGCAACTCTAACTGGTGATACTAAGGTTGGTAGTTTGGTTTCAATGACATCAAGATTTACCACAACACCAAATGTGAATCGAATATTCAATATTTCAGTAACGCCAATGACCAGTAGAATGGTAATGTCAGCACCAACATTGAGTAGAGTTATAGATTTTACTAGCTCAATGACATCTAGATTTAATCAAACTGCAACAACTGGGTTTAGATATTATCTGCAGGCATCAATGACTAGTGCTGCTACTATGACATCATCAATTGGAGTCATAACACCACTTAATTCTACAATGATATCTAAATTTGTTTATGTAACTAATCCAGAAGTAACAATGCTAATTCGAGTAGATGATTTCGACACTACTAGGAATCCTGCCGCAACTGCATTTACCTTTATGAGTGTAGATGGTGATGATGTCACTGTCAATTGGGGAGATGGTAATATAGAATATGTGGGTAATACTGCTAATCAGTTAGTTAATCTATCACATTTATATGCTGATATTAACGGTATTAGTGGAGATTACTCAGAATATACTATTACAGTTACAAGTAGATCAAGTTTATATATTATTCCTAAAAGTAGCACTAGGACTGGTGTTAGAACAATAATAAAATGGGACGGGTTAAATGGATTTGGTGTTGGAAGCAACTTGGTTAGAAATCAATTAGTAAGTGATTTGTTAATATCTGTGCCCAACTATTTGGCACCAACATTGACCTCTGTTACTTTTACTTCATCTCAATTTTTTAATAGTGCCAATGTAAGCAGTTGGGATACTAGACAGTTAACTGATATGAGTCTTATGTTCAGTGATTGTATTACATTTAATCAGCCACTTAATAGTTGGAATACTGCCAATGTTACAAATATGAGTAGTATGTTTAATAATGCCCCTGCCTTTAATCAGCCACTTAATAGTTGGAATACTGCCAATGTTACAGATATGAGTAGTATGTTTGCTGGTACTACAATTTTTAATCAAAATATTAGCAGTTGGGATGTGTCAAAAGTTACAAATATGTATTTTATGTTTATTGGTAGTAACGCATTTAATCAGCCACTTAATAGTTGGAACACTGCCAATGTTACAGATATGACTGGTATGTTCTATAATGCCAAAGCATTTAATCAGCCACTTAATAGTTGGAACACTGCCAAAGTTACTATAATGGATTTTATGTTTAATGGTGCCAGCGTGTTTGATCAAAATATTAGCAGTTGGGATGTGGTTCTTATATCAACTAAACCTACAAACTTTGATTTAGGCACACCAGTAACTTGGACCACAGCAGAAAAACCTCAATGGGGAACATTAGGAACATAATATGGCCACACAAATACCAAATTTTTACACAATTAATGGCGTCATAGATACCAGTAAGAGTGTGTTAGAAAATATGAATTTGCTAGCAGAAGCCAGTGGGTGTTGGATGACCTATGACATACACCAAGGCAAATGGGCAGTGGTCATTAACAACACAGGTACTAGCACAGCCAGTTTCACAGTGAGCAATATATTAGGCAGTGTGAACATAAGCAGCACCAGTTTAACTGAAGTCTATAACAGTGTGGAGATGGAATTCCCACATAAGGATCTTACTGATGAGCCAGATTATGTGAAAATGAGCATACCCAGTGGCAGTAGATATCCCAATGAACCAGATAATATCCTGTCAATTAGCAGTCAACTCATAAACAATCAGGCACAGGCACAGAGCATAGCCAGTCGACAGCTCAAACAGAATCGCATAGATAAAGTCATAAACTTTCAAACTGATTACAGTTATATTGGACTTAAGGCAGGTGACCTAATAGACATTACCTTAGACATATACAGTTGGAATCGAAAAGTATTCCGTATTATGAGTATCAGTGAAGAAGATTCTGATGAAGGCAGCATATTGGTCACAATCACAGCCTTAGAATATGATTCCAGTGTGTATTCAACAGGTGGATTAGAAATAACACCAAGAAATAGACAAACAGGCATTAAGTCAGCTACCTTAAACAGTTATATTAGACAGAGCGAACAAGGCAATAGTGCCACCTTAATCAGTGCTAGTGGTACTGCTGCTGGCTTAATCAGCACCTATGATCCAGTATTAGGCAAATATGTGTTAAGTTTGGGCAGTCAAAAAGTCAGTATAGCAGCGGATCGTGCCATTATCACTTGGACATTTGAGGATGGTAGCGATTTAGATATTAGGTGTCAACTGATAAAACCCAATTATATCACTGATGTTGATAGTTATTTGGGATATACTTTTGGAACTGGTAGATATCCTGCAGAAAGTGCCAGCAGCATTGGGCCAACTGGAATAACACAAGGCACGCCAATTCAAACTGATTGGTTAGTTTGGGGTGGTGATAATACTGGTGTTGGCACAGAAAATGTCTTGGTAAATCTCGGTGCCTTAAAGACCAGTTTCCCTACAAGAACTTATTTTGCCATAGAATGTAGAGGTAATTGGTATGTGTCAAGAGGAATGAAACCAATAACATTAAATGTCATAGCATACAAAGGTGGATCAATAGCAGATAATGCCGGTTCTTTCAGTTGGACTGTGTCAGATTATGAAGATGCCAAATTTGTCAAAGGATTAGATACCTTTATTAACAGCAATCAAACTGGTGTTGGTGGGGCAACCACATTAGGAGATTTAATGGGCTATTTTGTGTTTGATGTCACAAACAACACAGCTCAATTTGTCTACGGACTATCAGACATAACTAACCAATATGGAGCTAGTTAAAGTTTTTTCAACGATTTTCAGGGTTTTTCAACGATTTTTCAAGTTTTCACTTAAATACATATAGGAGAATATACAATGAGTGCAGCAACAGATTATTTAGAACTACAGGCGTTAAAATATTATTTGACGGCAGATTCAGTAACAGCCAGACCCACCAGTTGGACTATTGGATTATACACATCAGCACCCAGTGACAGTGCTGCTGGTACAGAAGTCAGTGGTGGTAGTTATGCTAGACAAAGTATAGCATTCACAGTGTCAGCAACCAGTGGAACAACCACAGCAGTTAACTCTGCCACAGTAACTTTCCCCACAGCCACAGCCAGTTGGGGCACTGTAGGTTGGGTCACAATATTTGATAATCTTGGTAACAGATTATTTTGGGGCGCTGTATCAGTGAGCAAAGCTATTACAACAGGTGACACATTTCAAATTGCAGCCAGTAATTTAAGTATTGAATTACAGTAATCTAATTAGGAGCATATTATGGCCAAGCCTTCAATAACCACAAGAGCAGGTAAAGGCAGTCCTTTAACTTGGGCTGAAGGCGATGCCAATTTCACGGGCCTACAATCAGCCAGTGTTCCAGATGGAGGCACTACAGGTCAGATATTGGCCAAGAATTCAAATACCAATTATGATTATGCTTGGATAACAGCCAGTAGTTTACAGGGTGTTCAAGGCGTTCAAGGTATTCAGGGTCTAACCGGTATAACTGGAAATCAAGGCATACAGGGTATTCAAGGCATTGGTGGTAACACAGGTAATCAAGGTATTCAGGGTATTCAAGGCGTTAGTGGTAGCATTGGTAGTCCAGGACCTGCTGGTGGTATTGGAAATACTGGTAGTCAAGGTGTACAAGGTACTACAGGTGAACAAGGTATTCAGGGTATACAGGGTATTACAGGTAATCAAGGTATACAGGGTATAACTGGTGAACAAGGTGTTCAAGGTCAACAGGGTATTACAGGTATTACAGGCAATCAGGGCCTACAAGGTATACAGGGTATAACTGGTGAACAAGGTGTTCAGGGTCAACAGGGTATTACAGGTATTACAGGCAATCAGGGCCTACAAGGCATAACTGGTGAACAAGGTATACAAGGTCAACAAGGTATTACTGGTCAGGCAGGACAAAGCAACAGTATCTACAATTATCAAGCTAGGACTAATATACAAACGGGTAATCCTGGTAATGGTAATATCATATGGAATAATGTTACTCAAGCATCGGCAACAGAATTAACTTTCAGTCATATTGATGGCAATAATGATGATATTGACTACTTGTTGGCATTAATTTTACCCAATGATATCATAAGATTACAGGATCAAAACAACAGCACTCAATATCAAGTTTGGACTGTGAGTGGCTCAGTCACTGTGGTGTCCAATAGTTATGTGACTATTCCAGTTACACTTGTCTCTAGCACTTTTAGTTTTACTAATACCGAACAAATAATTGCCATTATAAGAACTTCTGGTGTTGTTGGTGCACAAGGTATTCAAGGT